GGCAAAGTTGCGTCTACCATCCAAACACTACTAGTACTCTTTAACTTAGGTACTATCTCTCTTCCAAACTCTGCTTGCATTGTTTCAAACGTTGCTCCATTGTATATTGTGTGCCATACAATTCCGATTTTAGCCTTTCCAATTTCTTTAGCAAGAGGAGAGTCAGCAGGGACAGCATAAGCAATGGTATTAGGATGAAAAACAATATGACGTATTCCATTTATTGTTTCCTTCTTTAAGTCTGATTTATCGAACATGAAGTCACCTTGAATAACTCCTTTAATACCTAATTTCTTTAATTCATCAAATGCTAGAATTAACTTTTTGGTTAGGTCTCCAGAAGTATCTGCTTTTATATCTTCATGTGACTTATATATCTTTGGATTAGCATTGAAGATACCCTTCTTAGCAACAAAAAATGAACCATCTCTTGGGTCTTCACCAGCAAATACAGCGGGGGCACCGTCCCATTTAACGGTAATATCTACAGACTTTTTAGAATTACCACTTAACATATCACGCAAACTTCTAAGCGCGAGTATAGCCTGGCGTGCCCCCTTAACTCCACCATCAAGAATCAAATCTTCAATGTGAGTCATGTGTGTGTTTTTACCAGCTGCCTCAGATAGATAACTATTTAATGTCTTCATAAGTAGTCGTCATACTCCTCTGGTTCAATTCCTGCAAAAGAAACAGATCCACTAACTTTCTTCTGTTCGCCTTCTTTCATATTAAATGATACTATTCTTTTACCTGTTGGTCCCAGAATATTAATTGATACTCTGCCTTTAGGATCTTCTATTTTAATTTTACTTAAATCCAAGTCAGGGTGATGTGCTATGATTTGACTTTTCTTTTCAGTGGTAATAGCCATTAACATCTTAGTTTCTTTATCATTAAAACCTAGAATATCAAGTACCCTTTCACCTAATACATCAGTACCTTCGTATTCTTTTATAATACCATACACTATTTGTGCTAATCTAGGGTTAATAGGTTTTCTAGCAGCTTTTCTCTTTGCATCTACGTCATTTACTGTTAAATTTTCTATCTCGGAATCAGACAACCCTCTTCTAGTTTTAAGTCTATTAGTAGCAGCTGCATCACCTTTAAGATGGCCTTTTAAGTCTTGTTTAATTGCATTCCACTTTTTGGCCGCTGTAATTAACTCCTCTAACTTACTATCTTTTGCTACTACTTTATCATACTCTGCCTCTGCTTTCGGGCCAGCAAGATGTCCGCAAAGACCTCTTGATGTAGTATTTGCAAGACCTACGGTCTTATTAGAATATAATTTAAGAGAGTATCCATCAAGGATTTCTTTACCTTCTTTCATAACAGCAATTCTAATATCCGCTTTAAAATCAATTCCGTCTTGGAATGCAAGATTATCTAAGTATGCGCCGACAATAGTAGCCTTTTCACTTACTGCAGCAGAGATAAGATAGTTGGCCATATCGGCACTACCCTTTCTAATAATCCCTATATTTTTAGAATATGTCTTTGCATCGGCAGCTTTTAATTTCTTATCCCAATCTTTTACTGTTGATTCTATACCAGAACGGTATTTTTCGTAGTTAGATGATATATCAACTTCTTCACCGCGGTGGTTAAAGAGGAATTGACATACTAATGCTTCGTTATAGTTACCTTTGATTGCTCCAATTGCGCCTGATTCTTCTTTTAACACTTTCATATCGTTCATAATATCTTCCTTAATCTGACCCGGTATTCTAATTTCAACCGTATCAAATAGTTTTGCTTTCTTAACTTTTGTTTTGAAGACTTTGACAATAGCTCGTTTAAGTGTAGACCAAACAGCTTTTATTTTTCTAGTAAAAGCAGAACCTAGTTTCTTTAGTGCACGGATTTCGTTGAGCATCCGTGTAGAATCTGATCTACTTTCTACATTAATTGGTAATAGTTGCATTCGTGACCTCTATAAATACTGTGCATTAGTATATCTATTTATAAAGGATTAAAACCCAATTTTATTATTTTGTGAACCTTGGGCTAATCTGCCCTTCATCATCAATAAATATAATCTTTCCTTCTTGTAATTTGTCCAGCATCTTTTCAGCACCTTCTCTGATACCAATTTTATATGATGTCCAACCGACACCAACTATACATATTACAACTGTAATAATTATTTCCATTATACTTTTATCCTTGCAAGAACAGTAAGGTATCCTTTACCCATCATAGCTGCATGAAATTTTGTAGCTTCCGTTAGTGAATCAAAGATATATTCTGCAACAAGTTTGTTTGTATTTTTTTCTTTTGCTGTTACTTTAAATGCCATTTTATTTTCCTATATGTTTTACATCAGTTGATGGTATTACTTGGTAAGCACCTTTATTATATGCAGGAGCAACAGTAAAGTTTTTAGAAACCTCTGTTTTCCATGACTGGTCTTCAGCTGGTTCATACTTACTCCCACCTGTATAAGATGGATATTTTGCATTGAATTCTTCGATTTTAATCTGCGTGAGACTTTTCTCTGGTTTAAATTCGGCGAATTGGGGTTTGAGTTTACGTTTCTTTTTAAGACCGGGCACGTTCTTTCTTTTTCTGCCAGACGGATCATAACGCAGAGAACCTAGATAATTATTCATAATAACTCCATAAAATAAGTTGAGTCCGGGGCCTTTCCTAGTTTAGGTTATTTGGAGGGGTTCAGGTTACCACCCTGACCCCGGACTCTTCCCTCGATTTACGGTCTTTTTCATTTCCGTATAAGTGTTCGGACACTACCCCCTACCGCTTTATTTCGTCCGATAGGTGACGACTGCCTTAGACTCCTGACGTCATGTGGACGTAGGAATCTGGACAGGATTTTAATTCTTCACCGCAACAACACAACAGTTCTTCTTCTAGTGTTGGTGCACCGACTTCACTTCTTATATAGTCCTCTGAAACAGTCAGCTCGACAATATTGTTTATTAATTCTTTTGTTTTCATCTTAACCAATCCCTGTCCATCTGACATTACTATAACCAGTTAACACATTACCTCTTGCAAAGTTCGTGGCCGGTTTACTCCAACCTGCTGCCATTAGCATATCTCCAACTTGAAAAGGTTGGTTGGTCTTGTTATCAACATACTTTGGAGATTTTTTGACTATAAAACCCACAACTGAGGCTCTGCCGTTCTCGCCAGTCCTAACTAGTTTTAAGTAATTTCTACCCACTTCAAAGGTATATAAGTCTCCACGAGCATGTTCAAACTGACTATGAAGTTGATCTTGCATAGTCTGTAGTAGTTCGTTGGTCTTGGTAATTAATTCATCCATATATTCTTTCATATTATAACTCCTTATCATTTAATATAGGTATATTATACTACGGCTAAAACCATTTGTCAACCATTTTATCAAATTAATTTACTATTCCGTGTATGGATTTCTTTCTATTAACTCTTTCTGATAAGGTGGTATTCGTTTAAAGAACATACAATTATCTTCATCTAGTTCCAATACAAATGTATCTCCTTGTTGTAATGCAGTTCTCTTAATATCAACTTGTTCCCACTTATCAGGTGAGCCTTTATCTGTTAATTTCAAGCCTTCCTCATTGATTTCAAAGTTATAGTCATAGTATTTCATTTTATTTTCCTCTTTTAGTAACTGGCGCACCCGAGAGGAATCGAACCTCTAACCTACGGCTTAGAAGGCCGTTGCTCTATCCTATTGAGCTACGGGCGCTTAAACTGTATTTTAAATTACGTCATCTAGTGGGAATATTTGATATATAATATCACCCACTGCTTTTGCAATTTCTATGTGCTCCTTCTGAGTGCCATTCTCGGCACGAAGTTGAATATAATGAATCCACGAACGAAGAGTACCATTAACATACATACGAGACATTGTAAGTCCTTCAGGTAATACGGCTCTTGCTTGTTCTTTTGCAATTCCTGCCTGTACTGCCCATTCATAAGCTTTTCTGCATCTTTCGATAACAACTTCTTGATAGGACTCCCATACATAATTGATAGAGTCTTCTAAAGGTAGTTCTATACTATTCTGTCTATTCTTTGTATCCTGTAAACGAGCCTCACGGGTAATAAACTCCATATCCTGTGTAGGATCTGCGTATCTTTGTGAAAATTCTTGGAAAGAAAAAGACCTGTGGCGTAGAATCTGTCTACCGATATCCCTGGTGGTTTCTATTTCTAGGCAAGCACTGACCATTTCTAAAGGTGACCAGTGCTTATGTTTGATTAGATATTTTACAAGCTTCTCAGCCGTTTTTTCATTGCTTTGATTACCAGGGTTAGAGACTCTGGCGCAATATGCAACCATCTGCAGTAGGTCTTCTGAAAGTTCACTATCTGCAGGCGGTTGACTATATGATATAAGTTTCACCTTAAACATTAATTATTTAGCCTTCTTTCTTCACCAATGTGTAAATGCCCCAAGCTAGTCCTACCCATGCGAGTAGTTTTGCAAGGCCACCAAATAAAATAACTGAGCCACAGGCTACGATAAGTCCAAGTCCATCAATAGATGTTCTTTCTCCTACTCGGTCCATGACCCAATCTTTTGCGTTAAGTAACATATTCATATATTTCTCCTATATATTAAAATCTGCAAACGTGTCTTTATTTTCTCTATCTCCCCACGTTGCAATTGGTTTATCGGGGATAGAACTGCCGTCACCTATAAGGTCGGTTTGGGCAGATTCCTCTACATCATATAATTTCATGCGGGAACGATCCACACCAATAACAAATCTCTTGTATGTCGTTGGATCATTATATCGGTTTTTCAATTGTTTTACCATTAGTTGGCCCAATTCTTCTAGTTCCTCTGTAGATATAAGAGCAAACATAAGATCAGCCGTTGCAGGTAATCCAAATGATTCCGATGTATCCTCTAGTCCGACATCAGTATTACTGAATCCTGACCTAGTGGTCTGTGTCGCCGAAACTATCGGTACATTAAACTCTACAGCAAGACCACGCATTTCTTCTGCTATGGCTTTGATGTAGGTGTAACTATTTATACTTCCGCCCATACCTTTCATACGGCTTGACGCACAAATATTTAAATAATCAATATAAATCATATCCGGACTAAAGTTCTTTTTGAGTTTCAGTTCATTAAGTAATGCCCTAAAATGTCCAGTATGAGCAGATCCAGTAGGGTATTCTTTAATAATTAGTTTACCAATTGATGCTTGTGCTATCTTTTGAATCTTAGTATCGAATACCTTCTTG